AGTTTCCATTTGATTTGATTTAGTTCTAACTGCTGCTCTATACGTTGTAATATCTGCAGGTACAGTATAATCAGCAACTTCAGTTGCTTTAACCACATACCAATCTGTTTTAGCAAGTAATCCTGCAGCTTGATTTTTTACAATTCTTTTCTTTTCAGTTTTTAAACCATAGTTAATAACTTGAACACCATCTTTTAAAACATTATTTCCATCTTCATCAACTGCATTTTCATCTACTAATCTTTTAGCAGTTGCAGTTTCCCAAGATTCTGTAACTTGATTGTTTGCAAATGCAATAGTTGAATTTGTATTTATATAATATTCTGTGTCTTTATAATTTGTTTTGTCAACGATAACTTCATATATACCAATAGCCTCTTTTTCTTCTTTAGACCATTTAGTAAATATATCTCTTGGATATTGTGTATCATTTAACACAAATCCTTTTGCATGACTAAATGTTTTTATTATTGTTTCATCTTGTACTAATACCCACATAATTTTTCTCCTAACTTAATATTAAATTCAATGTTGTTCCAACCTCTAACCACTTTGTACCATTATATCTAAAAACAAACAAGTCTCCTCTATTAGCAGTTGTTGTTAAAGTTGGTGCAGTGTCCCCACTAAATTCATATACAGCATTCCAAGTTATTGTTCTTGAACCTGTACCATCTTGTATTACCAGTAAAGAGACGAATTGTCCAGTAGCACCTCCACTTGGTGCTGCAATTGTTCTATTACCAGCTAAAGTTACTTTTGCAACAGGAGCTGTATTTACAGCCCAATCTATAGTTGTTGCATCTGTTAAAGCAACTTCTGGGTTATAAACTGCATCATTAAATTTAACTAATCCAGTTCCTTTTGTACTAATATTTAACCCTACATTAGTATCTCCTCCTTCTACGGATAAACCAGGGTTATCACCTGTTGCAGAATTAGTCATTTCAAAATAATTAACAGCTGATCCTATTTTTTGAAAAATTAATTGTTCATTATCTGAGTCATCTGTAATTCCATGTGCATCATCAAATTTTATATTAAAAGAATTAGTATCTAAATTTCCTCCTAATTCAGGAGAACTATCTTCTAGGATATTAGAAATTAGTCCTGTATCTACAACATTTGTACCATCAGAATAAACTATTTTAGTTGTTTTTTCTGTAGCTCCCCAAGTAACTCCTGTTCCTGAACTTGTTTTAAAAGTTACAGTATGTGCTCCTGTTGTTGAATTAAATACAATATAAGTTTTTTCAATACTATCTGGTATAACTACATTAACATTTCCAGAAATAGTTCCTGTTAATTTTAAAACTTGGTTTTTACCATTTGATAAAATACCATTTGAAAAAGTTAAAGTTGCACCTGAAGTAATTCCAACTGCATCATAACCACCAATTGCTTGTTCTAAAATTAATAAATTAGTATTAGTAAACTGACCCCAAGTTCCTGAATTTTCTCCGGTTTGTTGTACAGTTAATTTTAAATTAGCTGAAGTTGCATTTGCCATATTTTAAATTCCTTAAAATTTCATTATATTTATATTTTTACTCTAATCAAGCTACTTCTTTCCAACCTGGAGGATCAATAGGAGCACCTCCTGTATTAACTTCAGTCCATACTACATTTTTAACACTATTTAATGACATAGTCATTTCAATTCCTGTTAATATAGCTAATGAATCTGGTGCTGTTGCAGTACCTTCCTGCATAGTCATTATCTGACCAGTTACATCTATTAAACTATTAGCATCTGCAACTGCTGTACCAAGTGCAGCTGTCATAGGTAAAGCTGTTACAGTAACATTAGCATCTGCTCCAATTGTTACAGAATCTTCTTGCATGGTCATTGCTTGACCAGTGATAGATACATTTGCAGCACCTGTAATAGCAACAGAACCTAAATTAGCAGACATTGCTATTCCAGTTACATCTTCTGTTACAACATCTGTAAATGCTTGAGCAGTGCCTAAGGCAGATGTCATTGCTATTCCAGTAACACTGGTATTACCCTCTGCAGTTACAGTGGTAGAACCTAAGTTAGATGTCATTGCTATTCCTGTTGGCAATGCGATAACACCTGCAAATATACTAACTGTACCTAAGTTAGAAGACATTGCTTGACCTGTTACAGAAACATCTACATCAATTACGACTCCTTCGTTACCTTGATTAAGAGCAAGAGCTTGACCGGTTACAGCTACAATTGGATTTTCTACAATTGCAGCGAAAGGCGATTCTGAAAAAGAATTAAATGCAAAAGCCATAGTCTAGGCTCCTGTTTTATTTTCTTTTAGTTTTTCTTTAGGTAATTCTTTTTTAAGTAATTCAGAATAATGTTTTTGTAAAACTTCTAAATCAGTAAATTGAATATTTAACTGTTGTTTTTGAGCAATAATGTTTTGTAATTTTTGTAAATATAATTTACCTTCATTTGATAATTTTTCACTATCATATTCTTTTTTATCAAAATTAAAATTCATATATATCCTAACTTACTGTTAATAATAAGTTTCTACCTACTTCTAACCATTTACTTCCATTATATCTAAATTCAAATAAATCTGCTTTATTAGCTGTTGTTGATAATGTTGGTGCTGTATCAGCTGCAAATTCATACACAGCGTTCCATGTTAATGTTCTCGATCCTGTTCCATCTTGAATAACTGTAATAGAAGCAAATTGACCTGTACTTCCATTTGATGGAGCAGCCATTGTTCTGTTACCAGCTAGTGTTACTTTACACACTGATTGAGTTGACATATTCCAGTTAATAGTTGCACCATCTGTTAAAGTTGTTTCTGCGATATAACCTTTATCAGTTACTAATGTTCCATCAATATTCAAACCTGTTGTAAATGAAGCTGCTCTAGTTGATCTTGTAATTTCTAAAACAGGATGAGCGGTCGATGAATAATAAACACCAAGCACTGCAGTTGCATCACTATCAGCAAAACCAAGATATGTTCCAGCTGCTGTTGGAGAAACAGCTGCACCAAATAAGGTATTAACTCCATCTGTTGATGGGGTAGCTACGTTTAATGGAAATGCTGGAGTAACACCTACTCCTAATTTAGATCCATCAAAAATTAAATTTGCTTCTGCATTCATAGCATCTGTGCCAGTTGCAGTAACTATTCTATTATTAGAACCATTGGACATGAAATCGGATACATCAACAGCGACTGTATCTGCTGCTACATCGATACCTGTACCAGCACCAACGTTAAGTGTAACAGAACCAGAAGCACCGCCTCCTGTTAAACCAGATCCTGCTGTAACTCCTGTAATGTCTCCAGTATTAGTAGTATAACCAGCATCATTATTAAATCCTGAGTTATTAATATTACCTTTAGTTAATTTTTTCTGATTATTAGAAGAATCAATTACAGCAAAAAAATCTCCATCTCCATCTGAAGTAGAAGTTGATAATTCTGATAAATCGACATTAAGTGTAACATCTCCTGAAGTTCCACCACCATCTAATAATGTTCCAGCAGTTACACCGGTTATATCTCCAACTGTAGGTGTTTGAAAAGATGGTTGTGCTCCAGCTCCTCCTGAAGTTAAAACTTGACCAGAACTTCCTGTTGCTATTGCAACTGGATTTCCTGAAGCGTCATAAGAAATAATATTACCATCTGTACCTGATGCCATTTCAGCTAATCCAACAGCATTGTCAGCGATCTGAGCTGTGTCTATAGCATTGTCTGCCATTAAGGCATTCGTAATTTGATCATTTGCAATGTGGGCTGTGTCTATTGAACCGTCAACGTATTGATTGCTGTCGACACTGTTCGCTGCCATTTTGGCAAGCGTCACATTAGAATCTGCTATCTTGGCTGTCGTTACTGCACTGTCTTGAATTTCTGCTGTAGCTACACCTGAATCTTTAATTGTTATTGCTCCAGAACTAGCTGCAAAGTTGTCTGAGCTAAATGAAGCAGCTCCTTTTGCAGATGTAGAAGCATCTGCTAGATTGATTGTGACATCACCTGAAGATCCACCACCTGTTAAATTTGTACCTGCTGTAACACCTGTAATGTCTCCAGTAGTTGGAGTTTCAAAAGTAAGTGTTCCAGAACCATCTGTTGTTAAAACTTTACCTGCTGAACCGTCTGCAGTTGGAAAAGTATACGCACTATTAAAAGTAATTGCACCTGCATTTGTTCCTGAAATCCAAGTTGTAGTTGTTGAACCATCATGTCCAGCAATTTTTAATTGTCTATCTCCTGTTGCACTATCAGCATCAACAGTTCCAATAATTACGTTACCAGCACCACTTGTTATATTGTCTCCACCATCATAACCAATTAGAATGTTGTAATCACCAGAACTAACTCCTCTACCAGAATCTCTACCAACCGCAACGTTAAAAGCACCACCATTTAAAACATTTAATGAATTAGCACCTACGGCTACATTATATCCACTATTAGTATCAGCCATAGTTCCACTTAAAGCACCAGAACCTATTGCCGTATTATCAGGAGCGCCAGTAATTGCATCTCCAGCTTGAGCACCAATTAAAGTATTATTACCAGCAGTTGTTAAACTTGTTCCAGCATCACTACCTACTGCTGTGTTTTGATCTCCAGAAGTAATTGCATCCAAAGCCGCAATTCCAACTCCTGTATTATCTTGTGCTGATGATAAAGTTCCAGTTGTTGCATGGCCAATCAATAAACTATCTGCAAAATTAGTACCTTCTAATTTACCTGGCACAAATCTACTTGCAGGAAGGGTACAGAAAACATCTTTAGTGCCCGCAGAAAAATCTACTGCTGAATCACTATTAGATGATGATAATATAGTATCTCTTGATAATGTATCGGGTGAAGCATCGGTAACAGTTCCTTGACCAACTTCAAATTCACCATTGCTATTTACAATAGAATAGAAAGTTGTGTTACTATTTCCAATTCCTGCAACAAAGGTCTCAAAACCTGTTGCTGCTCCTGCTAAATTTATTGTGCCCGTACCTGTACTTGTAGAGGTTTCTCTTACCCTATCATTTACAACTAATGCCATTTAGTTCTCCTATTAACCAGAGATTCTTAATATAGCTGCTGAAGTCGTTGCTGCCGGAAACTGTATTGTAAAAGTTCCCGAAGTAGCTGTTTTATTTCCTCCAAAATCTAAAACTGCAACTGCTGCATTAGTAACTGCAGAAGATGTGTTATAAATTAATGCACCTCTAGCTGTCAACGTTACACCTGTAAAAGATAAATCCGCAAAGTCAACGAATGCAACACCTTTACCAGTTCCGGTTCCGATGTTTGCACTTTGACCTGTTAATGGATCACCGCCTGCTGCGTAAGTACCTGTGTTTGCTACTTCATTACTTGAAGAGTAAGCTGTAGTTGTTGAGTTTAGAGTTGCTGAAGAAGTAAAAAGAGCTAGCTTAAAAACATCACCACCAGATGATTTAAAGTTTACATCACCTTCTAGTAATTGTTTTTTGAAAGCATTTGCGATCGCTTGTGTTATAGCCATAATTTTCTCCTAGTTTATTTTCCACCGACTCGAGGAACACCTGATTGATATTCATCTCGTCTTCGTCTCCCCATTTGTTCTACTGAGAAGCCTTCTAATACTTGTTTATACTTTCCTTCGTATAATTGCAAGAGATCATTTGGCCCCTTTAAAAAAGAATATGCTTCAGCCAGGCATGCATATAAAAGTCCGTTGGGAAAATACTTACTGATATATGTTTGTGTATTTGTACTAGATAAACCGGCATCTTTCAAGATATAATTAAGTTGAATTGTGTAAGTAGCATCAGGGGTAGGTGCTACAACTATTTTTTGCTCATCCCATAAACTGTAATATTTTGGCACACCAGAAGCTCCTGTTGGATTATATTCTGACATAAAACTTGTATCTCTATATTCTAAAAATTCTCTATTATCAGGGTTAGAACTTCCATCAGAATCTACTATTTGAGCTGATCTAATAATTAATAAATCTGCTGGTCTATCTATAAATCTATCTGAAGTTACTAAACTAGCTGTTGCATATCTTCTATTATTATCAGAATCTACATCTCTAAATATTCTAAATTCAGCATCACTAATTATTCCATCAACAATAGTAGATGTTAAAACATTTGAATCTACTTCTGTGTAATCTCTAATTTTTTGTATTAATTCTGCGTATGTCATTATGGTGTTAATGTAACTGGACCTGCAGTTACAGACATTCCTCCAAAGTTTCCTGTTACTGTTGCAGTGCTTCCACTGCTAAAACTATAACTATTTGTATTAATAACTGTTATACTAAATCCTGCAGAATTTTCAAACACTGTATAAGCTAGTCCTCCAGGACTTCCGTCTACATTTCTAAGAACAACAGTATTTCCGGTTGTTCTACCATGACCAGGTTCTGTAACAGTTACAGTACTTGAACCTGAAGTTAAATTTAATGGATTTCCAGGTAATAAATTTTCTGTTGCAGGTTCAACTCGAGCAGGTCTTGCATATTGTAAACCTTGTGGATCAGCAACAGTTGGTTTAGGATTTAACTGTGGTTGCTTTGGTTCAAATTCAGATGTATGTACACGTGAGCCATTCCATTCAACAACCATTTCTTTGTATGGAAAAGCCATACCTGAACGATCTGAAATAAATTGTGCGTATTTTCCTTTAGATAAATTAGACATTTGGATAATAAGTTTGTGGAGTTATAAATGTACTTGAAGAAGAACCATCTTCTTCTAAAGCTCTTTTTAATTCATCTTCATAAAGTAATTTCATTTGTTGAACTAATTCTGGTTTAAATTTTTGTGATAAATAATAAGCTAATCCTGATACCATACAAGGTACAAATCTATATGGTACATCTGCATTGTTTGTATAGTTTCCTGCATCCTGAATCCGGCTTACATAATAATAGTTAATAAAGTTTCCGGCTTCAGTGGATCCTGGAGTTAGATATAAAGTAATAGTTACTTTATCAATAAATCTTTGTACAAAATATTGTGTTGGAGTTCCTGTGTCAGTTTTTGATGAAAGACCTTGATAACCTGATCTATTAATTTTAGTTAAAGAAAAATCAACATTATCTGAATTTCTATAAACTGCTTCTAGTATATCATCTACACCATAAACAGCATTTGGACTTGAAGTTCCATCAGCTGTTGATCTAAACATTGTATAAGTTGATTGACCATCAACTAATGTAATTGAATTATTTTTTACTTCCCAAAAATGAAGACCTCTATTACCCCATTCTTGAAACATTATATTTAAAGAACGTCTTGCTGTTTTTATATCATTACCAGAATAATCAAATCTACCTATTCTTTCATAGGCTTCCGTGATTATATCATCGATAAAAAAATTCGATTCAAAAGTTGTAATTCCTGAAGTTGCCATTAAGCTCCTGTTATAGTTACTGTAATGCTTCCACCTGCTCCTGCTAAATTATAAACAATACCATTTTCAAATTTAATACCTGAACCTGGAATATAAACTTCTAATCCTTCAGTTCCATACTTATAAGTAGCTACTGCTGTTCCTGGCGTTGATGCATCTGCTGAATCATAAAAAATAATTGTAGATGATGCTATACCTAATCCTTGGATAGAAGTAATTCTAGTTCTACCTGTTCTAGCTAAAGTGTTAGCTCCCACTGTTGTCACATTTAATGTTTTCTGATCTGAATCCATTTTGTCTCCTTACTTATCTATTAATACGGTTGATTTAGCACTAGTAATAGCACTACAAGTCATTCCAGATTTAAATAAAATTCCATCTTCAGGCATGTTAAAAGTAAAAACATCTCCTGGAGGAACTTCTGCCGTAAATTGCGTTCCACTGATATCTTGTAAAGTTATTGATCCTGTATCAGTAGTAGTTGTTGTGTTGGAAAGAATAATTCCTCTTAGTCTTGTTCTTCCAGCAAACACTTGACCTGTTGCTGTTATTTGAATCGCTTTTACATCTGATCTCATATTTGATTCTCCTAAAATATTTATGTGGGGCCGAAGCCCCACACTAATTATTTATTAAGCTGCCCAAGCAAATGCGCCTTTAACTGCTAAAGGATCTTTAGACGAGTCAAGACCTACATGCCAAAAGCCATCTTCTGTACAAGA